TTAGCTAGATTAAGAATTTCTCTCTGAAATTTAAGCAATTTCTCTAACTTTTTAATGTCTTCTTCTGTATTGCTCTTTATCTCTGTCCAGAACACTTCTTCCTCATTCTCAGCTACGACAAGTCCTAGCTCCTTATTTTCATACATTTTTATCACCTCTGAATAATTTAATTAATAAGAATAGATATAGAAGAGTGCATAAATTGACAGCTTCAAAGATTATTAATTCTTCTAAGAAGCTCATAAATAGATTTTAGAGAGCTCATATATCTTGTTTATAACAGCATTTTCTCCTTCTTTGTCAAAGAATACAGCTTGCTCTTTTATGTATTTAATTATTTCCTCTATAAATGCGTTTTCTTGTGGCGTCATTTCCCCATCTCTCCAAAGATTTCATCTATAATTATAAAAATAGGTTCTTCATCATTTACAGCATCACAACGAAATAATCTCTCTTTTAATTCCTGCACTGCTTTCTTTAGATCTTCTAATTCTATTGGAAATTGGATTTTAATACCTTGAGGAATGTATATATTTTTATTTCTTTTTAAATTATATTCAATTTTACTTTTTACCTCATTAATCTTATCGAGATCATCATTATCTATTGTTACAATAAATGGTTTCTTTTTGCTTAATGTTTGTTTTTTAGTTTTCATTTTTTTCAAACTTTTCTTCTAAATCCAATTATTGGATTTTGATTATTCTTTATTCCAATAATCTTTCCACAACCACCACATTTAATTATAATATCATAATTATCTTTAATTAGTCTTTCTATTTCCGCTTTTCCTTTAAATCTTTTTTTCATTTGTATATATCATCTCCTTTTATCTTGATCAGGCCTGTGTTTTTTAATAATAGTAGGAGCTCTTCTCCTGTCCTTATTGTGCTATTTTGAGCTATACAGAATTCTGCTATAAGCTTGTCTTTAGAGATCTTTCCCTGAGGCTTCTTATTAAAGAAGGATAGAATAGCGTCTTTCAGCCATTCTACCTTTCTCCTTCTAGTTATCGCTGTACCCATCTCTAATATCTTCTAGAACGTTCAGAATACGCATTAAAATGTCGTTTGTAGTCTGAGGCTGAGCTAGATCTTCCTCTTTAATTGTTTGCATAGGAATAGCTTTATCTGTCTTTTTCATAGTTTCCATATTCCAATATTGCCCGTTCTGTTGTCCTGTCATCTCTACGTTATCTCCTACTTTGAAGGAAGAGCCTATCTTCTCATCAAAAGTGCTGTATTTCTTGCCGTTAATAAGGAAGACAAAACGTGTAAATGGTTTCCCGTTCTTTCCTATCCCCTCGCTTTTATCTAGTTTCTCTATCTTTCCTATAATGTTTTCCATTATTTTACATCTCCGAACTTAGTTAATAGTTCATTATTTAGTTTTTCTAATTGCTGAATATCTAAAGATAATTGTTTGATTTCCCAATTATAGCCTTTAGTATTCTTTATTAGTTTGATATATGCGACGGAGACAGATTTATCAATAAGTTCGTTTAATGTTTGTATTTCTTCTTGATCCATAATAGAGAGAGACACCACAGGTATATAAATGTTTCGTTTATTATAAAAGAGCGACCAATTAAAACAGCCCATTCAAAAGAACGGGTAATTAAAACATATCAAGCCGAGGCACGACACATTAAAACTGATCACTCAATAAAGATAAGAATAAGAAGTATTTAAGGATTTCTAAAGCCACCAAATTGAGCTCTTAATCCTGTTGTTTCTTGTGAAAACCATAAATTTGAAGTCCATGAATATTGAACGGGGTGTGGATTATTCCATACTTTAAATATATCTGAGAAGGAGACAACAATTCTTTCTCCGTGAGTTCCGTTCGGATCTTTAATTGATAATGCAATTCTAAAATATCCGAAAGGGGCTTGTCCGTTATATGCATGCGCAAATATAGAAGCTCCTCTTAGAGTAGCCATTTTCCTTTTACTACCTGCATAAATATAAGCAGACATATTTGGTGTTGATAATGGATCTAGAAACCAGCTGGCAATACCAAACCCTCTTAATTTAAAATAATTTTCATAAGGAATTTGAAATAATTGATAATTCTTAGCCCCTATTAAACTCCATTCCGTTATTCTTTGTACTGCAATAGGGGTGGTGTCATTGTTATATTGTACAGCACCTCTTTGATTATTTCCTATATAAGTTGGATCTATTGTGTCATTAGCGGACATATTAGAGGGGTGTGTAAAACGCTTTCCTTTCTTAATTCTTTGTCCCCCCGCTGTCTGAAATCCACTACTTTCCCTAAATTTCCACAATTCAAGACGAGCGTCTAAATCTACATCTGTATAAAGGCGAGGATCCGCATAAGTAAAATAAGCGCTAACTATTGAATAACAATTCACGTCTTGATTATCAGCGTCTTTTCCTATATATAAAATATCACGAGAAGTCTGAATTTTTATTTGAGGTTTAGGAAATGCGGGAAGTCCATATTTATTTATAGCTCCTTCTGCTATATCGTCTGTAGTAATATTATGCGTGCCTGCTTTTAATTCGTGCTGAACGCCTGAGAGATTAGGCAGGATCATATTGGAGACTACATTAGGATTAGGCTGCGTTGTGGCCTGCATTAATGCTTTAAATGGATCGGGTTTTCTCCCGCTTCCTTCTCCGCCCATTATGAAGTCTCCTTTGCTTCGTTATCTCCGTCCATATATGCGACGTCTATATAGTCTTTATTAATTGCAGAAGTGCCTATTGTCCCTGTTTCCCCTTTTATAGTTCCGTTTGTCATAATAATTCTATAAATAAGAAGTATAAAAAACTTTGCTTAAGTCTGTGTATTTGTGATAAGATTAACAGCTTTAGGATCTGTAAGAATTGGAATTCCTAGTTCCCACACTCTAACTTTGCTTCCTATTCCTGCTTCTTCTATAACTCTAGAAGTAATATCTGTAAAGGATTTCCAAGTGCAAGCTACTTTAGGAATAACTACAGCTGCATAATCAGCTGTAACATTTAAAGATACTTTAACATTAAGGCCTAAAATCTGCATAACCGTTCCTGAGCTCACTTTATCAGAAGCGAATTGAGGAATACTAGATCCTTTAGAAGATATAAGCCAAGTAACCATCTGCTTATAATCTAGAGGAGATAAGTATAAACTAGCTCCTTCAGGATTATATCCCTGATTAGAAATATTCATTTTAGCTTCCATTAAATCTTCTATAATATCTACACCTGTGAAAGAAGCTGTATTCCACGGAGCATTTGTAGCGTTAGTATTAATATTGACAACTATTCTATTCTCTGTCATAACGTCCCATATTGCACTATCTACTTTCTTTGTAACTGCTCTAGTAAGTCTTAATAATGTTCTAGCTAGCACGTCTATATCAGCGCTTTTCATATCTTCCATAGATAAGAAGCCTTCAGCTGCGAATTTCTTTACATAGCTTGTGTTTCTAGTCCAAGATACTTCTAAATTAGGGAAGGAAGATAAAGGAGAAATATTTTCTACATAAGATGGAGCTGTAGCTGTTAAATCAGCTGCTGTTTCTTGATACCATCTTACAGCATCTCCACTCATAGAAGAAATAGTGCAATCATTCTTAAAAATATATTCTGTTAAAGCAAAACCTTTAACTGCTTTATCAATATCAAGTCCTCTTATGTCTTGCATTTCTATTGTGTCAGCCATTTTAACTTATTTGATTGCCCCCACAACCTACATCTACTAAAATTTGAATTGTCTCTGCGTCTGAAGCTGTCTCTAAAGCATAACCAAGAATACAAGCTCCTGAGCTTGTAACTGCTGCTCTCATAATTGTATTTGAAGGAGCTCCTGCAGCCTGTACAGCTTCCCCTACAGCAATAGCGCCACTAGCAACCATATCAAAAATTCCTCTTCTATAAACTGCAATTTGTGTTCTTCCATCACTAGCTATCTTCTCTCTTGCTGCTATTCCCGCTAATTTATCAGCAGCAGCAGTAGAAATTATAGCTGTTCTTGGATCAGTTAATTTAAGAAGTGCGCCTTTTTCTATTCCTGTACCATCTGCGCAAGTGAAATCTATTGCGTTTTCAAAACGATCTCTTAATAATGCTTCGTTAGCCATAATAATAAAGCGAGAATAAATGTTTATAAAGCTATCTAGTTATTCGGTTTTGATATTTCATACAAAATATTTTCTAATAGATATATTTGTTCTTTTTCTAGCTCTAGCTGTTTCTCTTTTATTTCTAATAACCGAGATAAAAAAGGAATTTTCATATTAATTCAAAGCCATTCACAAATCTATCTTCTTTAATTCCTATAGGCCATATTCCCACGGCCTTATCTACCTGATTAGGCTGTAAAAAAGGATTTAAAGTTTTAGCTTTTGGTACATCTTTTAACTTTAATAATCTTCTGAAAAACTTAACAAATTTTCCTATAAGACTATAATTCTTTAAAACATAATCATCACTTCCAACAAAAGATAAAACTTTATCTAAATTCTCCTTATCAAAAGCTATTTTATAAGGCACAATAGGAGCTACTAAAAGTCTTCTATACATCTTTTGTCCGTCTTTAATATAAGGCTTTCCATTCTTCCACATAGGAAGAAATTGTGCATTTATATCAGCTTCCCATCTCTTTAAACTATCTGTCTGTCCGACAGCTAAAACGTACAATTCCATTTTACTTTAAAGGCAATTTCCCTTCTAAAAGAAGTCTTGAATATTCTTTAGGAGATATTTCCTGAGGCTTTTCTTCTTGCGGCTTTCCTTCTGTCTTCCCGCCTAAAACTTCAAAAGCTTTCATATCTTGCAGAGTTTTTATATTCTGCTCCATACGAGCATTTTCTATTCTTAGCCTTTCAGCTGCCTGATAAGCTTCTCCCACCATATTCGGAGTTTTAACTTCTTCTTTTTTTTCTGTTTCATTTTCCATAAATAAGAGAGACACAACAGATATTTAAATCTTTCTAATAGGAGACAATAGAAAAAATCTTATTAGAATATTCTCCTACTTCTCCGTCCCAATAAGATTTAAATTTCGTTGCTGCAACAAGAAGTCCTATTATAAAAGCAACAATAAATCCTTTCCACGTCCACTGAAAATCTGTTGCAACAATAGACGATCCTAGAGAGATGATAAATATTAAAAAGCAATTAATAATATTATAAATTATCTCTCTCTTTTCTGTCTTACATAATAGCTCTTTTTTCATTCTAATTCCCCCATTTCCATCTCTTGCAATAATGCAAGAGCAGCAGGATCAGCTTTTCCTGCTCCTCTAATTAAATTTAGCTGCATTTGAGCTGTATAACTATCTGCTAGTCCGCCTTCTGAATAAAAATTCTCATAATCTTGTAATGCTTCAGAAGTCTTAACATCTAACCAATTAAATCTCACTCTGCTCTCTGCATTAAGCTTAGAGTGAGCTTCTGCTATTTTAGCCATCTGTCTATTAAAAGCTGTGACATAGACATCAGCATTAGCAGGATCTACTTTAGCTAAATTCACAAGCTTCTTTAAATGTGTCTTTCCTGAAGCTAAAACAGCTTTCTGATTATTAATGCCCTCTGTCTTCTGTTCCTTTAAATTTGATGTAATTGCAGAATAAACACCTGCGACAAATCCCCCCACGCCACCAATAATAGCACCTACAGGAGCACCGACACCCGTTGGAGCACCAAGAAGAGCTCCTGCTGCTGCTCCACCTGTAGCAAATTTAATCCCCTGTCCTATAATCTGCCCTGTGCTCTCTTGAAATGCTTCTCCCACTCTTAACGGCTCAGCTTCTATTCTCTCATCTAAAGGCGGAACTTCTTTTATCTGCCCCGCTAAAGCCTGATTTTGTTTTATTAATTGTTGTTGTGCTTGCTGCTCTGCTTGCACTTTTCCCTCTGCTTCAAATTGTTGTGTCGCAGCTCCCCCTTTCTTAGCTAGCTCTCCTGCAGCAACCTTCTCCACCTCATCAGGAGAAAGTCCTAAAAATGTCCTTCCATCAGGCAAACTTATTCCTGAAGGCCTGCCTGTATCATTTCTAAATATTTGAGGCACATTCGGCTTCACATCTAATTTATTCTGTGTTAAGCTTAAATCTTTTGTCACAGGCACGCTATCTCCTGCTCCTTTCCCGCCTGTAGCTCCACCACCAAAAGTAGAAGAAGGCTTCTTCTTAGAAGAGACGAAAGCTCTAGTTAAAGCCATTATTCAGCCCCCATATTCACAGACATATCTTTAGGCTGAAAGCCTGTTTGTGACGTATTTTTATTTTCATTAGTCTGTATATTATCTGTCAAGCTTGCAGGCCTGTTAAACTTCAATTTTATAGATAACTGAGCCCATAAATCAGCCTCTAATAATATCTGTCTATATGTATATATAGGCTCAAATACTAAATATGACACTTTACTAGATCCTTCAGAAAGCCCATCAGGAGAAGCAATAACTTTCGGAATTCCAACAGCTAAATAAAAATAATTCTCTAAACTTTGGATCCAAGAAATAGGATCCTGAACATCAATAGTATCCTGTTTAAATTCTACAACGCCTTTAGGCACGACTAAAACTTCTCCTTTAGAAATTGCCTCTTTATATTCTACCATAAAAGCATTTCTCTTAGTCGTATTATCCGTGTCTACCTCTACAATTCTCACAGGCACGACATTTCTATGCAGCACAATTCTATAATCTCTTTTTGCCTCTTCAATAGCATTAATAACCCATTCACAGCATTCTATAACGCTCGTTCCTCTCTGCTCGTCTGCTATTCTATCATTAGAAATATGAAATATGTCCTCTTTCTTAAATCTCACTTTTTTAGTCTTTGTCGTATTAGCATATTCGTATCCTTTTATAATTCCATTTGATCCATATATAATTCTCATTCTTTCAGGAGAAATAGGCTTTAAATTCACAATTTTATCATCTTTTCTTATAACTTCAGCAAAAGCGTCTCCCTGTATCATAGAAGTAACGCCCAAATTCCATAAAATAGAGTGGATCGTATCTTCTCCTATTCCTATTAAATGATCTAAAGTTACCTGAGCTCCTACGTCTGTTGTATAGCCTTTCCCTACAACATAAATCCATAAAGTATCTATTGCCTTTTTCAGCTGCCCATATTTCTTATAATAACCATAATATTTCGCAGCATTAGGGAAGTCTACATAAACATCATCTCCCTCATTATAATCTAGAGCTTGAGCTGTCACTTCATAATCAGTAATTCCCATATCTTTCGCCTGTGCTGTTGTTATATCTAGTATCGCCATTATGTATCTATCTTAAAAGGAACATTTATTTTTAAAACTCTTGTGCCGATCTGACTAGATCCATAAACAGAGCTTCCTGATCTATCCATAGGATCGTGAGCTATTCCTATCTGTGCGCTCCCACCACTATCTAATACTCTCCCTATCGCATTCATTCTTAAGATATCTCCTTTTTTAAATTTCTGTTCCGTACTAATAGGAATTTTTAATGTAGATAAAGAATAAAGCGTCCCTGAATTATTAATCCTTCTTACTACTGCCCCACTAGCAAAAATAGTTTCTGTTCCACCAGATACTTTTGCTAACTGAATAATGAGCGCCCCCGACATAGCTCCAGAAGGCGTATAATACATTCCCCAAGGAATTTGAGCTATTGCTGTCCCTTTTATAACTTTCGGATTATTAAAAGCAGTTAAATCAAAATCTAAATCAAAACTATTAGCGGGATCTTCCTCTGCTACTATTGTTGCCCCGCTCGTATGAATAGTTATTGTTGCTGCTGTTGTTGTAGCATCTAATTGCGTAGAATAATTTAATTTTTCAGATAAAGCATAACTCACCGCTCCCGATAATCCTTCATTTATTGCAAAACCATAAAAAGTCTGCATTCCTGTTCCTTCTGCTATATCTGTATAATCATAGCTAGCAATAACATTTTCAGAAGGAATAGCAAAAGATACAGGCAAATTCTCAGCCATTAATCCAACCTCTCGTATTATCATCATTTAATAATCTCAAGCATTCCTGCAATTTAGCCCATAAAATATTTATCATTATAAGAGCTTCCTGTCTAGTTGTAAACCCTGACATATCATAATTTATCGCACATATTGCAGCGTGACAGCTCGCAGCTTCCTGCAAAAT